CGCATATATAACGGAGGAACAGTAACATTCGGGTTGAGCGACCCTTTTCCATCAATTAAGCCAAAGTGGAAATGTCATATTGACCAAAGCGCATACCAACGCTGGCAACTGCGGTGGGAGTGGTGACAGCATATGTGGCGGTCTGACCGGCGGCGCTAAAATTGATGGTAATAGTTTGGTTAAAACTAGTACCACCCGTGTTAACGACACTGTTACGAAGAAGTTCCGCGGCAGTGCCGCCCACAGTCGCAGACGTAAGGCCCGTGCCAGTGACAGTACACGCAATCACACATTGGTATGGTTGCGAGGCTGTCAAAGTCAGGACATTAGCAGCAACGCTGGCTGTAAGAGGAGCGTTGCCTGTGATTGTTGGGACGGTGACAAAATTGTCAGTTGCCGTCAATTTGGCAGATAAAGCTCTGCCAACCCCTGTGATTGGAAAATCAGGGGTGGAAAATTCGACTTCGTAGTCGACCCATAATTTGCCCACGGTGACCGCAGCGCAGCCAACCGTTGCAATGATGAGATTACCCGTGTCAAAAAGACCGAGATCCTCAGTTGCCGTGAGAGGCCCAGAACGCACAAAGTACGAAGAGCGTTTGCGAAGATTGTTCGCAAGGCAGTCGTACGTCTGCGCTTTCCAGGGAGGGCTGAACTTAGTGCCCTGATAATTGGCTAACTGCCTCTCTGTAGAGGGAGCCGGATCTGCTGGATCAAAATCTACTGAAGTGTAGACTGAGCCGGCATTGTCGGTCGAACAAGCAGGAAGATATCGAAGTTTGAGCTTCTTGAAGACGTACGACTCGTAGTTGGTAGCGATGTTGCTGAGCCACAAAAACAGACTCTGAAGGCCTGGATTTATGCTGAAAGTGACGGGTGTGAAACCGGCAGTTCCGAGAACATCGCCAACCAGTTCGGAGTGGCAGACTAGGATCTTTCCATTGCGCCCCATTCGAAATTGAGCGCTCTTGATAGCCCCATTGTACCCTTTCGAGACTGGAGCATTGCTTGATACGGTAACCATCATTTTAGACGGTTGTTTTGGTTGTTTGGGTTTCTTGGCTTTGGGTTTGCGTTGTTTATTGGCTGGTTGCATGATGTACACTTACGTGAGTTTTATCTGTTCCACCGTACTATTCAGGGCTAGCAGCGCCCCCGTGTCATACCTACCTCTTTATTGACACGGCCCAGGAAAATGTTGATTTAGTTGTAGTCAACAAGCGCTAATGCTGAGAATGCGCTGTGACTAATTAATTCTAAAGGTTCCGCAACAGAATACTGGTATTCAACTTGCGCGATGTCTGTCTCATCAATGTCATAACGATGACACACTTGAGCTACTGCATCTTCAGTGATCTTGCAATTTCGGTATAATCCTGTACCTTGTACAGAAAATTCCTTAATTGCCGTCATTGGATGCGGCTTCACATCCGCGGCGAACCGCTGGACAAAAGCCCGTAGTATAGGGACAGGAAGAAATGTGGAGTAAGAAGACGCCACATCGCGTAAATAAAAACCAGATGCTGTAACTAGACCAACATTTGGATAAAGATCAGTCGGACAAGACAGAGACTTGCCCGCTTTCAAAACTCGTGAGGGCAAAGGTCCCCACACGAGCCCATCGGAATCAGTAGGATACCACATTCCTTTCAAGAAAGTGACATCTGTCTGTTGTCCGGTTCTGAATTTCATGGCGAAACCCAGGTAAGAAAAATTTGTTTCCAAAGATCCTAAATCTAGATCGTCTTGCAGCTCCCAAATAGAACGAACAACAAAATACCAAGCCGCTAGCATAACTAGTGTATTACCGATATAAGTGTCCGCCCCACCAGTGTCTCGGTGAGGGCGCTGAGATCTATCTACACGTAAGATATCAAAATCATAATCATTTTTCTTTGGTCGGACAACTAGGGTGGCGTGTGCTACTTTGTATAAAGCCAAAGTAATACTAGCATCTACTCCTAAACAGTGCATCATTAGATATTGGAATTTTAAAGGACCTTTGCTTTGACTCGAATCAAACATACTTGCATCACCTTCCCAAAATACCATATGGGTCGGATAGAACTCTGCAACTATAGAATCATCCCCACTGCATTTGATTGCTATACCGCGACAGCCGATCGGACAATACTTCCGGCTGATCACGTTCTGCATCCATGTAGTTAATTCTTGGTCCGTTCCACTACCAGAGCAACTAAGATGGATGTAGAATTGTTTACCCCTAATAAGGAACGTCCGAGATGGCTGTTCATTACTAAGGGTATCTTTCATAACATCTTGTGCGTGTTGAATGTAAGGACCAACTTTCGCTTGGAAAGTGGGGTGTACGTTTGATATTAAGCGTGGTTTCATGGAATGAACCAAAGCCTCATCTAAACGGGTTTTCGACCATTTAGCTTGAAGCAAAAGTTCATCATGTTTTAAAAACACATCTGTTGAAGTGGGTGTGGTCATTTTTAATCTACCCTCCCGAAGTTGTCTGACAATGTCTGCATACTGGCGCCGTTTCTTGGATGACTTAAAATGCTCTACCCATGCATCAATAACATCTTCCCACGGTGGAGAATAAGTATGTCGCACGGCCTCAAACCAACGATTTATCAAATCTTCCCCATAACGTCTCTCAACGTTTTTCCAATTGGCCTCTTGAATAGTAGGCGTCATCGGCGGAGGTTTCAACAATCGACTGGCTATGGCAACAATTAAATTTTGATAATTTACTTGCGGAACATAACCAGGAAAGCTGGTGGGAAGAAGGTGATAAAAGTAGGTTACTGGTTTCTCTACGAACGGTATTTTGAAAAGTTCCCCTGAGATCTTAAAAAGATGTCCCTCGGCAACATTGGCAACAATGCTGCTAGTGGCACTCTCAGGTACACGAGGATCTATAATAACATAATTTCCTCGCGGAGCGTCTTGATCGACAACTCTGTTTTCCCA